GTGCAACTAAAACTGCACCAAGCATTAAAACATTAAGCAATACGCAGGCAGTGGCAACAACGTCCACTGAACCTCGCGTTTTAACGCATCACGAGCGACTGCAACGATTCGCAGCAGGGCTCAAATGGCAGTAAAGGAATAAGATATGCCAACCTCGAAATTAGGAGCAGGAACCATTGCCGGTGCCGCTTATGGCGATACTGGTGTCAGTCTCGATATGACCGCCGTCCAAGACGGTCTCAAGGAACTTTATGGACGCGCCTCGTGGCTTACAGCACTGTATGAGCACGATGGCCTATTTACTCGTATGCCAAAGTATGAAGGTTTTACCGGTTCGTACTACCCGGTAGTAACGCAGTACGCAGCTAACGCTCGACGTAGCCAAGACTTTGCAAACGCACAGGCAAACACTTCAACTTTCAAAGTTGAAAAGCACTTGGTTCACCGTGTACGGGATTATGCCCTTGCTCGGCTCGACACTGAATCTATTCTCAGCTCTCGCGGCGATGCTGGCGCTTTCGCCAACTATCTTGATGTAGAAGTAAGTGGCGCACGTTACGCGCTTCGTCGTTCTCTTGCCCGTGGTGTTTACGGAGATGGCTCAGGTAAGATTGGTGTGGTTAGTTCCTCATCTATTTCTGCACCTAATACAACCATTACTCTTACCAAAAAGAGTGACATCGTAAACTTTGAAGTCGGCCAAAACATTGAGTGTGTAGCCAACGCTGACTATGGCTCAACAACCGGTCATCTTGAAGTTAGTGCGGTTAACCGTGAGGCTGGTACTTTTGTCGCTGCTTACAAAGACGGCTTTGATGCAGATAACGCTGTTATCGGTAGTGGAAAAGGTCGCCTATTTATGCAGGGCGATGCTGCCTCCGCTGCCGCATCTGCTCATCGTATCTCTGGCCTCGATGCCTGGATTCCGGCAACGGCCCCAACATCTGGAGATTCGTTCTTCGGAGTTGATCGGTCAGT